TAGCAATATATACAGGGTCATCACTGGTTTATATTTAGATAAATTGGTACCAATTAACAACTTTAAAATAACTATGGCAAAAAAATACGGAACAACTAGATTAGATAGTTCTCAAAAAGAGAAAAGAGCACCTAAGTTCTTAAGAAAAATCTTTGAAAGCCCAGCTAGAAAGTCAGAAAGACTATCTACAGCTAAAGGCAAAGCTAATAAAGCTGCATCTGCTAAGATGTCAGCTGGTGAAAGCATGTTTGCTGCTAGAAAAATGGCAGAAGCAAACGTTGCTAAAGCTAAATCAGCAATATCTGCTGCAAGAAGAGATGAAGGTAAGACAAAACAAAGACCTATGACTCCTGCAACAGCTAAAGATAGAGCAAAAGTAAGAATAGCACCTAAAGGTAGCATCAAAGATCCTAGAAAAGCTCTAGATGCAGAGACTAAAAAGTCATATCAGAAAAGAATTGACTACATGGAGAAAAGAAAAGCTGCAGGAAAGAACTATTCTAAGAAAAACTTAGCAGATTTAAAAGCAAAACTAAAATAAACTTGAAACGTTCAGTATTTACTTTACCGTTTAAAGAGTTTATGGAGATAATTAATGCAAACAATGGATTCTTCTATAGTTCCAAGTCAAAAGAAAAACTTAACAGACATGCAAGAGAAATTTCTAGATGTCCTGTTCGGGGAAGCAAAGGGCGATCCCAAGAGGGCGGCAGAGCTAGCAGGGTATTCAAAACATAGTTATCCTAAAGTTGTTAGAAATTTAAAAAAAGAAATAACTGAATTAGCAGAGAACCACTTATCCACACATTCTGCTAAGGCAGCAACCAGACTCACCGATTTGCTAGACGAGGATGGCACAACTCCACACGCTAGTGTCCGTCTAGCAGCTGCCACTAACATATTGGACAGAGTGGGGATTGTAAAAAAAGATCAACTAGATATAAATATGAAAGCTATGCATGGAATATTTATATTACCTGCAAAAGATAATACAGATGACAAAAAAGATTAAAGATAAAAAAATTGTAAAGCCTTCTAAGGCTATGATGAAGGATACCACAACAGGTATGGGTGTTAATATATTTATGATCCCAAAGAAAAAACCTAATAAGAAAAAAAGTGGAACCAATAAGAATAAAAAAAAGAACTAGACAAATTCCTTTTGGTTTTAAACAATCTGATACACATCAAGATTATATAGAACCTATTAAAACAGAATTAGAAGCTCTGGATCAAGCTAAACAATATTTAAAAACTTGTTCATACAGAGAGACTGCTCAATGGCTACACAGAAAAACAGGAAGATACATTTCACATGTCGGACTTAGAAAAAGAGTTAAACTCGGTACAGCCTCCGAAACCGAAGCGGAAAAGCAGACAGCGAGCCAAGAGATCAGTCAAACAGATTCTAGCGACCAAACGTAAGAAAGTTGCTCAAGCAGAACAAACTTTACGTTCAGCAAAGATAGCTGCAGAAAATACCAAGAAGAAACTGTTAACTATTAACAAAGCTCTTACTGGTAAAGAGACACAACTACTTACGGAAGATATAATCGAGAGTGCTCCTAAGACAATACAAGAGCATGTAAAATCGCAAGACGTAATCTTTAAGCCCAATGGTGGCCCACAGACAGAGTTTCTTGCAGCTTCAGAGAGAGAAGTATTTTACGGAGGAGCAAGAGGTGGAGGCAAGTCTTATGCCATGCTAGTAGATCCACTTCGATATTGTTCTAAGCCTCATCATAGAGCACTTCTAATTAGAAGGACTATGCCTGAGTTAAGAGATTTAATTAGTAAATCTCAATTACTCTACTCCAAGGCATACCCAGGAGCAAAATGGAGAGAACAAGAAAAAGAGTGGCGATTCCCATCAGGGGCAAAGATAGAGTTTGGTTACGCAGAGAACATGACAGACGTTTTACGTTACCAAGGTCAATCATACACATGGATAGGAATAGACGAACTTCCACAATATCCTTCGCCAGATATATATAATTTTTTAAGATCTTCTTTAAGATCAGTAGATAAGGACATACCTGTTTATTTAAGAGCTACAGGCAACCCAGGTAACATTGGATCACAATGGGTTAAAGAAATGTTTGTAGACCCTGCAGAACCAAACACTGCATTTGATATAAAAATAGACACACCTGTCGGAGTAAAAACTATCACACGTAGATTTATTCCTGCAAAGTTACAAGACAATCCTTATCTGATGCAAACAGATGACTATTATGCTATGCTTGCATCTTTACCTGAAACTCAACGTAAACAATTCTTAGATGGAGATTGGGACGCTTATGAAGATTCAGCCTTTCCAGAATTTAGTAAATCAGTCCATGTGGTCGAACCTTTTGAAATTCCTAAAGGATGGTATAGGTTTCGTGCTGCTGACTGGGGTTATAGTTCTCCTGCTTGTGTTTTATGGTTTGCTGTTGATTACAATAATAATTTGTGGGTCTATAGAGAGTTATATACTTCCAAAATTACGGCAGATGTTTTCGCAAGAAAAGTTATAGAATTAGAATCTGGAGAATATATTCAATATGGAGTACTAGACTCTAGTACATGGGCTAAAAGAGGTGATGTAGGCCCAAGCATTGCAGAGACAATGATACAACAAGGATGTCGTTGGAGACAATCTGATAGATCACCTAAAAGTAGAATTAGTGGTAAACTTGAAATTCATAAAAGATTTTCAATGAATGGTAAAGAACCAGGTCTTAGAGTTTTTAATAACTGCAGAAATTTAATTAGAACAATTAGTACATTACCTGTAGATAATAAAAACCCCGAAGATGTAGATACGAATGCAGAAGATCACGCATACGATGCATTACGTTATGGATGTATGAGTAGACCAATGCACCCTAAATACGCACAACGTTTTAAACCAATCTTCAGTACAGAGTTTAATGCTGCAGATAAAAAATTTGGATATTAATTATGAATAGAATACACAATAAGGTACAAGTTTATTTTCAAGATGCAACAAGACGTGCTAAAGAAATGTTAGCATTTAGATACTTAAAAAAATCAGTAGATAAAAATGCTAATGGTACACGTAAGTATGTTGTTAAAGAAGGAATTAATAAAGGAAAAATATTATAATGCCTTTGAATCCCAAAGGACAAAAGATTAAACAAGCAATGCAAAAACAATATGGCAAGAAAAAAGGCCAGTCTGTTTTTTATGCTATGGAAAAAACTGGAAAACTTAAGAATGTCAAAAAGAAAACTTCCAGAGCTTAATAAAAAAATATTTCCATATGATTTGGTAATTGCTTACTGGGAAGATATTGTTAGTGATGCTTCTTGGGTAGATATACCAGATATAAAAAAATCTACAACAGCTATTTGTTGTACGGTGGGATGGTTAATGAGACACGATGAACAAGTAACTATCTTAATGTCAGATTTTAATTTTGAATTAAATAACAAAGAAGTTAAACAAGGTGGTGGTCATACAGTGATTCCTACTAAAAATATACTCAAAATTAAAAAGTTAAAAATATAACAGGAGGAAACGATGGAAGCAAAATTCGACCCAAAGGCTAAAGTAAAACAAGGTCAATTAAGTGAAGCTGCTGATGGCAAACAACCAAACAGAGAATCACAAAATATTGATTTTAGTAAACATGCTCCAGGAAAATATCAATCTATAAAATACTTAGCGGACAATAATGTTCCAACTAAGTCAGGTTCAGAGCATATCCAGGACAGTTTATTTACAATGGCAGATCAAAAAGATTATTAATAATAGGAGAAAAGCAATGATGAAAAGATACATGCATGGAGAACTTGCACCAGATGTAGCTAAAAGACCTAATGATAAATTGGAAATTAATCCAAATATGAAAATCAAACAAGGTGATATGGCTGGTGATGGTAAAGATAAAAAAGGAAAATCTAAATCAAAAGTAGATCCATCAATTTTTAGAATGGCAGACCAAAAAGATTACTAATAGTAAATGGAAGATAGTAAAGATAAAAACGGAAGTTACGAAGTAGAAGGTAATGCTCTTGTAGGACATATACGTTCTAAGTTTCAAGAATCTGAAACATCAAAAATATATGATGAGAAAAGATGGTTGAAAGCGTATAGAAACTATAGAGGATTATATGGGCCAGAAATGGCTTTTAGAGATTCTGAAAAGTCTAGAGTATTTGTTAAAATAACTAAAACAAAAGTACTTGCTTCATTCGGTCAAATTATCGAAGTACTATTTTCACAAAATAAATTTCCTTTAGGAATTAATCCAACATCAGTTCCTGAAGGTATTGCAGAAAGAGCTCATTTAAAAAATCCACAAGAGCAACAACCAGAAGTTCCAGAAGATATGGATCCCTATGGTTATGCAGGCGATGGCAAAGGTATTCCTCCTGGTGCTACTGCTACGGATTTAATGAGAAACTTAGCACAAGAATATGAAAATTTAAATTTTGAAGAAGGCCCTTCTAG